GGCCTTAAAGTAGCGGTGAGAGATCTCGGCTTTCTTGATCTCCTCGTGCTCTGGGTAGAGCTCGGCTTCACGCTCGCACTTGATGCGGTATTCGATCAAGAGCAGTGAGGTCTCCTTGCTCATCACCAAACGCTTGTTGACGTTGATGATGTCGGCCAGGCCTTCCAATCGATCAGAGATCTCTTCCAGGTACGTGTTGCTGTCCTGGTTTGTCAGCTGGTCATAGACTTGCTCAGGCGTCATGTCCATGGTCTTGTTGGACGCACGGCTGTAGCCGAAGAAACAACGACGTGCATAGCCTGTCTCGAGCATCGAGTAGAGCTCTTCTTCAGTCTTTGCACCATTCAGCAACTTGGAGGGTGTGCCAAACAACAACATGTTGGTCGGTGTGCGGCCGAGAATCTCTTCCGAGCGCACGTTCTCCGATGTGTTCTTGACCAGCTTCTGCTTGATCAAGCCCATGTCGTAGAGCTCCAAGAACGTGTTGAGCACGTCCGTGTTGCTGACCAGGTTGGAACCGATCTCGTCAATCTGCAGGTTTACTGAACCCGCATCTGCCATGAGCAGCTTGTGACGCATCTGCTTAACCGCTGCCGGCGTACCGGAGTCAAAGCTGAAGACCAGTGGGCCCAGCAACTCGAACTCCTTCTGCACGCGCACGAGCTCCTCATCAGGATCAGAGCTTTTGCGGTTGGCTCGCTTCACAGCAAGCTTGGGCATGTTCTGTTCTGCCAGCACCGGGAAGGTCTCTTCAAGGAAGCGACCACGGAACTGGTTGATGACGGCGTTCTCCATGATGTTGGTGGAGAAGCCTTTGCCAGAGCCTGAGGTGCTCAGATTGAGCGCGTACATGTTCACGGGGATGTCACCGCGATCATGCGTGGCGATGGTGGTGCGCATCATCGATGCGACCAGGCTGAAGTAGTAACCCACGAGCACTCGGAAGAACAACGGGTTGCTGTTCTGGGTCTTGTTGCACAGGATGCTGACAAGTTTTTCTGAGGTCGGGTTGAACTCCATTTCGTCGTAGGATTTCATGAGAGCCTTTCTTAGGTGAAGATGAGATCGCCTGAGGCGACGAGTTGATCTTTTTGAGAGCAAGCGGCAAATGCGGGGCAGTACTTGCAAGCGGTGACTTGACCAGGGACTTCCTTCACGATGCCGACGTTGCCGTCTTCAGCCATGCGGATCATGGCTTCAGGGCGGGTTTCAAAGTTCTTCGTGCTGCGAGCTGTTTTGAGTGGGTTCTTGTAGTACTTGAACTGGGGTTCTGAACGCCACAACTCGGAGTCATCACACAGTGGGATATCGTCTTCGTCTGCATTCCAGTACTGCTCGATCATCTCGAGCTTGCGGCGGATGAAGTTCTCTGTCTCTACCAATGACATGAGCGGGAAGCTCTGCTTGTGAAAGCGTCGTGGTGGGTAGCTGGGATCTGTCTTGGCCATGCTGGGCTTCCAGTCGGTGAAGATGTAATGAATGTCCATCTCGTCCTGGGTGATCAGCTGTGGGTCAAGCCAGCGATAGATGCTGCCTTGCTGCGTGTACTTGTCAGCGTTGGTTTGCTTTTTGTAGGTGAAGGTGCCGGTGGACTTGAAGTCCTGAACACGGCCTTCGCCAACAAAGTCAAACTTGCCAGTAATCTTCCACTTGCCCAGTTGACGGCTCAGACGCTGCTCGAGGTAGATCGGCAGAATGTCGTCGCTCAGTTCTTCTGGTTTGGGGTTGATGCGTACACGGTCAATGACGCGTTGGGGCAAGCCCAGCGCTGCCATGGCGGCTTTGTAGTTGGTGGTCCAAGCTTTCTCGATGCCGTCGTGAATGGCGTTACCCATGCGGCTGGCCATCATGTCGGCCAGGTTGACTAGGCCATCGCCTGGAGGCACGCGCGCTGCCAAGATGATCTGGCGAAGCGGCTTGAGCAATGCCGTGGCACTGATCGTGTGGGGATCATCGTCGTGATCGTAGAAATCACTGGCGAGGAAAACGGCGAGTGCGAGTGGCACCTCCGAGACGTTGGCATAGAGAGCAGACATACTGGTCCTTGGTTAATTGATCGAAGAAGCGGGAGGAACCCGCTTGGGGTTAGAGAGTCTTGTTGAGTTCAAGCCAACGATTCAACGTATCGCGGGCTTCGGTGATGTCTTTGATGGGTGACTTGCCACCGGTGCGCACACCAGCAAGCAGCAGCTTTTTGCTGGCGTGTTGAATGCAGCCCGACGGGTCTTGGATGTCGAACAGGTGGTGCACGGCATAGACGTCGATCTCCGTGAGACCTTGGGTCTTCTTGTAGTACTGGGGGTACTTGTCGGCGATTGACAGGGCCGGTGCTTTTCGCAGTTGACTGCTGATGCTTTCAGAGCACGGTGCACAGAACTCGCCGTTGTCTTTCACGATCGAGTTGCAGTTCAGGGCTTTGCATCGTCTGGGTTCTAGTTTGAGATTCATAGGTTCCTCGGCTGGGGAAAGAAAAGAGCCACGGGATTTGTGGCTCTTCGAAGAGACCCCGGAGGGGTCTGCAGCTGCGTTAGAGGACTTCGCAAACGCCGGCGGTGCAAGCCAGTTCTTTGGTGTTCACTGTGCTGTCGTCTTGTTCAAACGTAGCCAGTGCTTGCCAATCGAACTGAGGCATGCGTGCCAGCAGTGCTTCGTACTCTTCCTTGGTGCACTCGGTGTAAGGTGCTTGCTTGTAGCTGTGATCGCTATGGGGCAAGAAGCTCACGCCGGCAATGCGGTCGAAGTGTCGGTAGACCCAGTCACCCACACCCATCCACTCGTGGTCTTTCACGTAGACCGTGATTGACACGTTGTGCTCTGTCCACTCTTCTTGCAGCATCAGGTAATGCTCGAGCTGCTCAAGAGCAGTGCGGTCATTGCGGAAGACTGCATGGCTGGGTGCTTGCACGGGGAATGCAAACACGTCAGTGCTGTGCGGCTTCATCACATCGTCTTCGACTGGGAAGCCTTGTTCACGCATGAGTTGCGCAAGCGGGTCTTTCTTGTCGGCACGAACGGTGCGGATGTAGTACTCGGAGTAGCGTGGGTGAATGCCAGAGGCTGAATCCACCAACTGAGACACAGTGCCTGATGGCTTGACTGTAGTGATGGCTGCGGCTTGGTTGATGCCAAGCTTTGCGGCCCACTCCTTGTTTACCGCAATCGCGGTAGCCTTCATGGAACGCAACCACTCTTTGGCTTCAGCATTGGTTTGGCTGAGCACAGGGTGATCCATGATGCCGGTCAAGCTCACACCCAACAGACGCTCTTCTTCCTGGTTTTTCTTCCAGATCGAACGGACGTGGCGGAAGTTGGTCAGCATCGATTGGTAGGTACCAATGATCGTGGCAATCTCAACCTTTTTGCACAAGTCAATCAGATCGTCTTCCTTGCGGATCACGACTTCAGACAAGTTGCACACGCCGGCTGAACGCAAGGTGATCTCGGCACAAGGATTGGTGCCCACGATCTTGGTGTGATCACGGCGTCCTGATTCGATGGCCTTGTTGATGGCAGCTTGGCGGTTGAAAATGCCGCGCTCACCAGACTTGGATTCGATCAAGCTCAGCCATTCCTTCATGAAGAGCTCCATGCCTGGGCGCTCGGTGTAGGCAGCTGAGTTGTTGGCCAAGGCGCGTTGTGGATCGATAACCCACCACTGACCGTTCTTGGCACCACGCATGCGATCGTCAGACAAATTGCTGAGCGAGATCAATGCGGAGCGGCGAACACCACCCACAACCACGATGTCAGCGATCTTGCAGACGAGGTCATGGCATTCGATGGAAGTGAGCTTGCGGCCCACGGCACCTTTGAACATGTCGACGGCAAACGTGAACAAGTCGATCAAAGGCTGGGGACCACTGGCTCGGCCACCAAAGGTCTTGAGCTTGGCACCGGCTGGGCGGATCTTGCTCATGTCCCACTTGGGGATGTGGCCGGCGTAGAGGTGATTCAGCAATTGACGGAGGGCCATGGACCAGCCGCCTTTGGAATCACGCACTTCAATCGTCACGTCGATGGGTTGGAGTTTTTCCACGCAACCCACGACCGGTTTGCCTTCGCTATCGAACGACACCTGGATGCCGACGATGGGAAGCTTGGTGATGAACTGACGCTCTACCGAAAAGCCTGCACCGGTACCGCACATTAGGATGTAGAGGATGTCGTCGAAGGCTCGGACGTCGTCTACGGCCGTGAAGCTGCAGTTGTAGCCAGCCATGGGGTCACGCTCGAGTGCGGGGCCTGCGGTCATGAGCGCACGCATGGAGGGCATGGTTTTCAGGCTCACGATGGCGTCGTAGACCTGCTGGGTCGGGTAGTGCGGGAACTTGTTGCTGAAGTAATTCACGTAGCGTTGGACGGTCTCAGGCCAGGTTTCACGACGCTGCTCCTTGTCGATCCAGCGCGCGTAGCGGCTCTTGTGCACGTATTCCTGTAGCGGGGTGGGTAGTTGTTTTTCTGTCTGCATGTATGGAAGCGCTTTCATATTCCTGGACAAAAAAAGAGCCAAAACTCCCCCAGGAATTACCCGGGAGCTTTGGCCCTGTTTGGAGGGGGATGCTGAGTTTAGCGGCTTTTGCTGTCAGTACGCGCCTTGTGTCAAAGCCGACCAACTTACAGGGAATAGAGGGCTAATGATTTGGTTCACTTGCTCGGCCAATTCTTGAACTTCCTTCTGCGCATGGCTGTCTGAGCGCTGGTTGTAGAAATTGGCAAAGGCATAGAGCGAGCCAGTCCACACCCAGTTGACCTCACAACCCTGAGGCAACATGAAGCGGGCTTGCTCTGGGCACACACCGTCCTTGATGGCTTCTTCGTAGGTGTCGATCATGTTGTTGCACTCGGTCCAGTAGCGCGAGATCCAGTAGGCGTTGTTGGGGTGCACGCCGGCAGAACCCTGCTTGACCGATGCTGCAGCCTCACGGATGTGGTCTGGCACGTAGATCTCGGGGCGGCTCGAGATGTAGCGGCGGGACTCTTCTGACTCCACAAAACCGATCTTGTGCTTGAAGCACTGGACTCGGATTGGGATGGGCGCGTTCATGCGCAAAGTGACGTGCGGGTGACCGAAGGGAACCCAATGCTCGGGAATCTTGCGCAGGTACGTGGCCAGCTCTTTTTGACCTGTGGGGGTAAGGGGTGTAGCCATTTGGCCCACCAGCTTTTCCCAATCGCCACTGGCCATGCCGCGCGCTAGGAATCGGATCAGATTGTTGTTTTGTTCTTCACTGAACTCGTCTGCCAGCTTGGCAAACGACTGACGAGCGTAATTGGCAACATCGCGGTCGGTGAGATAATGGGCTAAATATTCTGCTTTCATGGTTTCTTTCTTGGTTGGTTTAAGGGAAATCGGGAAGGCTTTCGCCTTGGAGTGTCTTGATGACTTGTTCTGACAATACCTGCGGTACCGGCATCGGGACGGTGACCCTACCTGGGGATCCGAGTAACGAATCGATTGTGACGGCGCTGCCTATGTTTGGTGGCATCGAGATTTCATGGACGCTGCCGTCGCTCAATGCTTTTGCAGTGGCTTACACGCAAATCTTCCGAAGCTTCACAAACAATTTCAACGCTGCGTTGATGATTGCCAATGCGTCGGGGGATCGGTATTTTGACCGATACGACTTTGCCAGCGGTGTTTTTTCAAACACCTATTACTGGATTCGGTTTGTCTCGGTCAACGGTACCGTGGGGGAACCCATCGGTTGGGCTGTGGCCATGCCACTGCCGGCTATTGACGTGCTGCTGGATCAGCTGGCTGCCAAGATCGACTACAGCACGCTGTCAGTTGAGCTCAAAGGCACAGTCGACAAGGCGGACCTGTACAAGCAGGCTCAGGAAGCCGTCAACACCAACATCACCAGCGAACAAGTCTCAATCCGAGATGCGCTGGCTTTGGTTCAAAGCGACTTGGAGAACTCGTTTGTCTTGATCAGCAATGAGGTAACAGCTCGCCAGAGCGCCGAGCAGGCGTTTGCCAGCTCCATCAACACCTTGGCTGTGGCCACGGAAGAGAACCTGGCCACGGCCCAGACCTCACTGCAAGTCAGCATTGACACCGTCACAGGCGACGTGAGCGCGATGTACACGGCCAAGCTGACCGTCAATGGTTTAGTGGGTGGCTTTGGCTTGGTCAACGATGGAGACACTGTTGAAGCTGGGTTTGATGTCGACACCTTCTGGGTGGGTCGAACCAACAGCGACAAGAAAAAGCCTTTCATCATTGCTGATGATCAGGTCTGGTTGAACAAAGCGGCCATTGCTGAGGCCAGCATTGAGCTTGCCATGATCGACAAGGCCACGATCCAGAACCTGTCTGCAGTGTCTGCCGACATGGGTACGCTCACCGCCGGCAAGATTCAGTTTGTGCAGCAAGGTGCACCGACCAGCTACATGACGATTGACGCTGCAAGCCAAAGCTTGCAGGTCTGGAACAGTGGTGTGATGCGTGTGCGCATTGGGAAGTTGTCATGAGTTTTGGCTTGGAGGTCTATCACTCCAACGGCAGCTTGACGTACTCGTCAGCAGACGTCACCTGGAATCAGGTTGACTTCTTCTACGTGGCAGCCAGCGGATCTCAGAGCTATACCTATCCAGCGCTTGAAGGACGTGAGGTGTTGTTAGCTCAGGTCTTTGTGCAAGCCCCGCCTTCTGATCGCCGTGCGATTGCCCACACGCTCAGCCGGTCTGGTAACACGGTCACGGCATCAGGTGGCTCAGAAGCTGCTTATATCTTGGTACTCATGCGATGACACACGGATTCTTAGCGCTCAACAACAGCAACCAGGTGCTGGTGTCTTCTGACACCCGCAACCTGCACTTAGTAGCCAAGCTCAGTGCACCAATTGCGGTGGACTACAGCACCGACTACTACGGTGGCATTCGCATCCTGCGGTACCGCGTGACTTGCTCGGTCTACCCAGTGCCGTTTTTTACGATGCCCACTGCTGATTTCCATGGGGTGACTCGCATCACCAACAATGGTGATGGCACCTGGGACGTTGAGCTGGTGCGCTCTGGCTCGAGCAATACCTATCCTGAGGTCTACGTGTTTGCCGATCCGCGCGCTGGGAACCCGACGGACACCCATGGCATGCAAGTGTTCAGGGATGATGGCAGCGTGGCATTTGACAGCCGCATGCGTCCGCTGGCGGTGTCTGGTGGCTTGCCAGTAACGCATCCCAGCAACCCGCGTCCGTCGTTTCCGTATGGCCTGAATGCCCAGTACTGCGGTTCGGATGAAGCCACAACCGGTGGGTTTTTTGCACCTACCGAATACAACAGCTACAGCGTAGGCGGTCAGCCAACCAAGCCAATGTTTTTCTATTCGTCTTTGGCTCAAGCAGAGCGCGAAGCGCAGTATCACACCAGTGATGACGACTGTTTGGGTTCAGACAAGTTTGGTGTGTGTATCACTCGAACGACCTATGACTGGAACTCTTGGTACTGGGCGTTCTACCGAGGCGGCATCAAGTGGACCGGTGCTGTCATACAAGCCGGTTGGGTCGTGGTGAAATTTGGCTGCTACTGGCGATACGAACAAGACGATTCTTTGCTTGGTGTTGGAACCGGTGGTAGCAGTGGGGGTGCAGGCTCATGGCCCTATTCAAACGAAACTTTGAACCTAAGTGCTTCGACAGTTCTTATTGGAGACGCTGCTCGCTATGATTAAGCCATTCACAATTCTGGATGTTCGGGACGAACCGTGCGGTGGGAAGACTGTGTTTTTCCGTGTGCGCAAGGTTGAGCAGGTGTCTGACAGTCGAAAGACAACTCAGACTATGGAGACTTCTACCCATGTAGAAGCCGACCAAGACATCGATGCTCATGTTTTCAACATCCTTCAACAATCGGGGTGGCTCTAATGCCTGACGTTCTCTACCGCCAAGACGGCACCACTACACGCAACTTCAACAAGGGTGAGGCTGAAGTGCCCGCACTCTTTGCCCGGATCAAGGATGTGTTTCCTTGGTTCCAAGAAGGTGAGCACCGCGCTGCTTCTGAGGCATACCACCACGAGGTGCTACAAGAAGAGGTCATGCGCACCTGCGTGATGATTGCTACGGCTGAGGATGCGCTGGGTAAGCGTGTGGCCACGGCGCACAGGCTCTTTGGCATGGAAAGCCAGACGTCGATGCTCTATGTCACCGTGCTGTTTGAAGGTGCCAAGCCAGTCTGGATGGACCCTGATGCGTTCATTTTGGGGGTGACTGAGCACCATGAGGAGTACGGCCGCCCGGTGAATCCAGCAATGCTGGGCTTCAAGGAGTACTTCTTTGTCGTGCCGCCCACAGACATGAGCCAGTTTGGTTTAAGCCTTGAGAACATCAATGCCGACACGGTATTTAGTGCTTTAGAAGTAAATGGCGAAGTGGTGGCGTATCGCCGCTATTCAAACTTTGCCGAGGGCGACACTGGTGTTTTAGCCAACTGGCAGATGTTGTACGTGCTGCATGCCAAATTGGCACGCCGCATGGACTTGGTTCGGGAGATGTTTTCCCTGCCCTACATCGGACAGCTAACCGAGCTCTAATCTTTCTATGGTCTAATATGGACCATTAAACGGATGACTGAGTAGCAGGAACTTCCGACCACCCTTTCCTTGGCACCTGCGGGTGTCAAGTCCGTCGGAGAAACCTGCGAATGACATCACGAATCAAACTCGTCCGAGGTGATACCGGTCCTCAGATTCGCCTTGCCCTGACTGACACGATCACGGGCAACCCAATTGACTTGACCGGTGCCACAGTGACCTTGCACTTCCGAGCTGCGTTCTCGGACACAGTGCTCTTCTCACGTCCTGCCTTCATCAACCCCGATACAGACACCACAGGTGTTTGCTACGTTGAATGGGCTGTGGGCGACCTGGACAAAGAGCCTGGTGACTATGACGGTGAAGTCGAAATCGTCAGTGCCACGGGCGTGCGCGAAACCATTTACGAGATCCTGAAGTTCCGGATCCGTGAGGACTTCGCATGAAGTTAAACGCCGTTTCCAAAGCCATCAATGTGGCAGCCACACGGCTGGGCATTGGCATGTCTGCGCGTGTCGCAGGCTTGGGTATGGAAGTGGTGGTGTCTCCCATCAAGATGGCCTACGAGTTGGGCTTGTGGATCCTGCGGATTGCACGCGAAGACGGTGTGGGTGTGAATGACGGAGCAGGTGTCTTGAGCGAGATGTACATCTCCTTCTTCAAGACCCTGACCGACAACGCTGCACTGGCTGATGCCTTGTCCTGGGAGTTCAACAAGGCCTTGCATGATGAGGCTGGCTTGACAGACACCCAAGTCATGGACTTCTTTAAGACCTTAGTAGACCAAGCCAATGTGACCGATGTTCAGTCCATGGCTTTCACCAAGGATGTGCAAGATAGCCTCTGGGTCACCGATGACATCGACGGTGAAGCCACTATTGCTGATGAACAGATCATGGCGTTCATGAAGCAGCGCACGGACATGGCTGGTGTCAGCGATGTTTTCTACCGTGTGGTGCAGTTTGTTCGTAGCTCAGAAGAACTGGCTGCTGTTCTCGATGAACAGGTCATGGCTTTTGGCAAGGCCTTGAACGATGTGGCTGGAGCCACTGACAGCTTGACTCGTGCCATGGGCAAGAGCTTGCAAGACACGGCTACGTTCACAGACGAGCTCTCGTTTGACACGGCCAAGGCCCTTAGCGATGTCGCTGGAGCCAGTGACTTTGCTTCTAAATTCTTGGCTCGATCGCTCAGCGATGCAGCCGCAACTTCTGACCAGATCTCAGTGGGTTCTGGTCCAACCAAAAATGACTCGGCCCAGATTACCGACACCGGGTCGCTGCGAAGTCAGGGGTACTGTGAGTTCTCCTACTTTGCAGAAGACTTCGTCGGGGCCTCACGATCTTTCTAAAGGAAAAACCATGATCAATGAAAACCTGAAACTCAGTGGCGAACTGAGCATTGTCCTCAAGGACAAAGACGGCAACGTCAAAGACACGCGCGACATCAAGAACTTGGTGGTCAACGGTGGTCTGGCTTTCATCATCAGCCGCATGCAGGGCACAGACAAAGCGGTCATGTCTCACATGGCCCTTGGCTCGAGCACCACTGCTACAGCCGGTGATCAGACCGACTTGATCAGCATGCTGGGTGCGCGTGAGTCGATTGACTCGGTGAGCACCTTGGGCGTGAACAGCGAGAAAGTGCGCTACGTGTGCAACTTTGAAGCAGGCGATAGCACGGGTGCTGTGACTGAAGCTGGTGTGTTCAACGCAGCTACTGGTGGTGACATGCTGTGTCGCACCGTGTTTGACGTGGTCAACAAAGCCGCTGATGACACGATGGCCATCACCTGGACCGTTACCCTCGCTGCTGCTTAATAGGAGCTGCAAATGGCTGCAATCACTTCACGGGCGACTAAGGGAGCACCCCTCACGAACAATGAGGTGGATGCAAACTTTGCGAACCTAAACACGGACAAGATGGAAGGTTCCAACAACTTGTCTGAAATCGATAATGCTGCAGCTGCCCGGGGAAACCTGGGTGTCTACAGCGTTCAGCAGGCACAGGATTACGCAACGGCCATGGCCATTGCTCTTGGTTGATCGAGGTAATAGATGGCATTCAAATCAAAAGCAAAGGCGGCCATCGGTACATCCGGTAGCCCGTCTGTCCTGAGCGCTACGGTGGATACAGGACTGAGCCATACCGTCATTGGTTTGTCTCTGGCAAACGTAGGCACGGCTGTGGTCACAACGAGCGTAAAGCTCAACAAGAACGGTGCTGATAGCGTGTTCCTGGTCAAGGATGCAGTCGTCCCTATGGGCGGTGCATTGATTGTGGTGGGCGGTGATCAGAAGCTGGTGCTTGAAGAAGGTGACACGATCACCGCTTACTCGAGTGCTGTGGCTTCAATCGACGCGGCGTTGAGCTATTTGGTGTAACGCATGAGCTACCTCGGTTCCTCAGCCACACCGATCCCCGTTGCTTTCAGCGGGGTACGTACCCAGTCCTTCAACGGGACTGGCTCAGCATCTCTGTTCACTTTGAACCGTCAGGTTAACGCTGTGACGGACATTGAGGTGATCGTCAACAACGTGCAGCAGAGCCCGTTTGATGGCTCTTACAGCATTGTGAACAACGGCTTGGGTCTGCAGTTCTCTGAGAACCCAAGTGCTGGTACAAACAACATCTACGTGGTGTACCGCGATCAGCCTTTGGGTTCATTGATTGATCAAGGTGCTGTGCGCAAGACTGGCGACACCATGAGCGGTGGTTTGACCGTCAACGGCAACTTGCTAGTGGCTGCAGCCCCGGGCGGTAATCGAGTCATTGGTGCTGCTTCTGGTACAGACACCACGGTGGTGCTGCAAGCCAGTACTGCCATTGGTGGTGGCCCAAACATTGAGCTCACCAAAGACAACGTCGCCTACTTTGATTCGAACATCATCAAGTTTCGAAGCACAGATGCTTCGATGACGTATGGCGGTTTTGATACTGCAGGTCGTTTGACGTTGCCATTGCAGCCTGCTTTTAGAGTAATAGGAAACACAAGCGGCTGGGTTGCTTATGGATTAAACGGTACTTACTTTACTCCGGTAGGTTCTGCAGGACAGGCATCGCAAACAACTTCTGCTGACGGCTCTAAAGCAGGGTTTAACTTAAACGATTCAGGCACTCGCTTACTAAATAGAGGTGGGCATATGAATCTTGCAACAGGAACTTTTACAGCTCCTGTTGCAGGCTTGTACTATTTTGCTGCAAGCGCTCTTTTTAAAGCGTCAACGGTAAACAACCCTGCTTACATGAATTTGAAATTCTTTGTAAATGGTGCAGAGGTTTCTCAACCAAATGGACAATATTTTTACTACCAAAACGTGAGTAGCGGCGCAGAATGTGCAGGTAGTGAAAACGTGTCTTTGTATCTTGCCGCAAATGATCAAGTACAGTGCCGCATTCGAAGAGCTAACGACGCAGCAAACGCATATCAATGCTACGCTGATTTGTATCATTTTGAAGGATGCCTTCTCGGTTAATCAAAGGAAACATCATGAATTACCAAATCACCCTCACTCAAGCTGAAAACTCAGCTCTCGGCTATGCAGCTCTCTCTCAAGACGACTGGATTCAAAATGCAGTCCATGAGCGTGCACGCATTGCCATTGACGAGATCGTTCAGATCACCGTAGCCAAGTGCTTGGAAACAGGTATTCAGATTCCTGGTTCAAAGGAAGACATGGTTGAGCTGGCATTTACCCAAGGCTGGGTGAAATCTGCTGCTCAACGTCAGGCTGAGTTTGAAGCTGAAGCTGCTGCTCGTGCAGCAGAGCAAGGCGAGTAATGTCTCTTAGCAAAGTCCCAGCAGCCAGCCTTAGTGGCTTGATTCCTGGCCCGAATACAAGCCAGGTAAATGGCGTCCATGCAAATGGTGCTATTCCGGCCAGCTACGTTCTTGGATTCATTTATTTGGATTCAACGACTACAGCTGCAACACTACCTGCATCTACTGCAGTGACGGCCTATTCGACTGTGACTTTGCAGAACACCACACCAGGTGCATTTATTACGATCAGCACAGCTGCTGGAGATAGTGTGTTTTGGAATGGTGGGGCAGTTACAAGCTTCCCGCTTGCTTACTTAGATATTGTTGAACTGATTCAGTCACCTGGTTTTGGTTGGTTTCTGCTGAACAAAGGCCGAAATAAACAAGCGGGTGCTGTGCTGCAAGTTGTGCAAACGGTTAAAACTGACACTTTTACTACAACTAGCACTGGGTTTGTTGACGCTGGTTTGTCTGTGTCCATTACTCCTCACAGCGCTGCCAACAAAATTCTTGTGATGATTACTTCACCTATTGGTATGGGCGGTTCTGTTTCAGGGGCTGCACGTTTGTTGCGTGATTCCACTGCAATTTTGTTAGGCAACCCAGATGCTGGATATGTGCAGGTCAGTTCTGCCAACTTCTATGGTGGCAGTGCTGATAGCAACAACAACGAAACGTGCTCTATTCATTACGTGGATTCGCCCAATACTTTGAATGCAATTACATACAAAATGCAGGTTGCATCTCCTCAAGGCGGTGCGCTTTGGGTGAACACTCTTGGCAGCAACATTAGTGGCCAAAGCTATTCAATGCGCTCTGCTTCAACAATTATTGCTATGGAGATTGCAGGATGAGTTATGTAGGCATTCCTCCATTTGGACAAACAGTTCGCACAACCACTGAGCTCACAGCCAATGCTGGGCAAGTGGATTTCTACCCATCGGGTGGATATCTTCCTGGCTACATCGACATCCTACTAAACGGACAAGACCTGAGCAGCAATGACTTCATTGCTTTGGATGGTGTGAAGGTCACGCTGGTTGAAGCGTGTGATGCGCTGGATGAATTCAAGTCTCGAGCCCATTGGCCAGTGACCTTGGTTGACGTGAAATCAACCAGCGTTGCCAAGGGCGGTGGTAATGACAAGATCTTCTTTGAGAACGATCAAGTGGTTACCTCGGACTATACAATTACGGCAGGCAAAAATGCCATGAGCGCAGGTGACATCACGATCAATGACGGTGTCCTTGTAACCGCACCAAGTGGTTCCACTTGGACAATCGTTTAAAGGACTGACATGCCATTGATTCTTTCTGGTTCTGCTGGCTTGTCAGGCAACGTAGGCACCACTACAAAAGAGATGCTGCCTGCGGGTAGCGTTTTGCAAGTGGTTCAAGCGTCGACCACAGTAAGTGCTACGTCCACATCAACAACGTATGCTGATACCAACTTGGCAGCAACCATTACTCCAAGCTTTGCTTCTAGCAAAATCCTTGTATTGGTTTCCCAGGCAGTTGAGACCTACGCATCAAACAGTACGCACATGGGCTTACGTTTGCTACGGGGTGCTACTGCGCTTTTTGCAAATGAGCGTGCATGGGGTGATAACACCAACGCTGCAAACGATCTGATGGGTACGGCGTCAATGTCGTACCTGGATAGCCCAGGTTCTACTGATGCACAGATTTACAAGACGCAGTTTTCTCGTGCTCAGAACGCTAGCGGGTCTTACGGAAACTACTGTGCTGTGCAACCAGGCGGAGGCATTACCCCAAGCACAATCACTCTCATGGAAATCAAAGGATAAAAAATGATCGCAAAAGCCCTTACAACTCTTCGCCCAGGTGCTCAATGGGTTCTTCGTGGTGACACCTACGAAGGTCTGGATTGGCTCGACACTGAGCAAACCAAACCCACTGAAGCAGAGATCGCTGCAGAGACTGCACGTCTGCAAGCTGAGTGGACAGCTACGCAGTATCAGCGTGATCGTGCACCTGCTTACCCATCACTCGGTGACCAGCTGGATGCGTTGTTTCATGCAGGGGCTTTCCCTGCTGAGATGGCTGCTCAAATCCAAGCAGTCAAAGATCAATTTCCAAAGGTCTAAGCCATGCCATTGAGACTACGTAGCGCAGGAGGCGGAAGCGTCCTTCTGAAACCACCTGTGGCATTGGCTGCGGACGTTTCAATGGAGGTGCCTGGGTACGCCGGGGCTACGCTGTTGACTGACAAATCACCCGGAACTGTTCTGCGTACATATACAGCAAGCTCAAGCACCGGGGTAAGTATGACTAACGTCAGTACCGCTGCTGATATCGGCTTGAACTTTAGCAACGTAGTGATTAACGCGGGGGAAACCCCCATTCTGTTTTTGCACGTCACCCTGCGTGGGGATGGTACAAATCCAATCCATAGCGCGTTAAAACTACGTTACACAGGTAGCGCTACAGGGGCTATTGGGAATAGCTCGTATGGTTTCGGCATTACTAACCCATCATATAGCTGGTCGTTGTACTCGCTTGCGGGGGTTAATCTGAAGCAAGTTCGTGAGAGCCCGTTTGCAAGTACAGGCACTTTCACTTTCTACGTGCAGGCTACGTGCCAAAACACAGTTGTGTTTGGTGGTGAGGTCGGGGGCAATTTGACTGCTGGATACGGCAACATGCACGGCACAATTCTGATCGTGAAGGAATAACATGAGTCGCCTTCAAATAAACGCTATTCGTCATCTTGGCTCTGCTGTTGACAACCTGACGTTGGACAATGCTGGTCGTGTGTTGATGCCAAATCAGCCTTCATTCTTTGCTGGAAGAAGTACTCTTGGTAATCCAAGTTTAAACACTACGATGGTGTTTAATTCCGTACTTCACAACATTGGAAATGCGTATAACTCTTCAACTGGCGTGTTTACTGCTCCTGTTGCAGGCGTTTATTTGTTTAGTGTCATGTTGCTAGGTAATTCGGCCTCAGTAACTGAAGCACAAATTCATGTAAACGGATCAAGCCGATTAAGCGGCAGATCAAAAGAGTCTGCGGGTAACAATGACGAAGTAAATATTCACGGTGTTCTGCGCTTAGCAGCCAATGATTCCGTAACAGTGCAACTTACTACTGGTGCAATTTATGGAAATGAATTGCGAACAGATAACTTTTGCGGCCATCTGATCGGCTAAGGAACACACATGGGACGCGCACGAATTCTCTCTAAATTTGCTTCCAAGCTGGGCCTTGATTCAAAGGTTCAAGCTGCAGGCATTTCTCCTGAAGCCACTGCCGGCACAGTGACGTTGTCTTCTTGGACTATCACTGAAGCCGGTGGTGTTCTTTATTTCTCAGTGGGTGGAGTCAAGAAAGCCAAGCTCGATAGCTCTGGAAACCTGACTGTGATTAGCAACATCACGGGCTACGGAACGGTCTAATGACGCTTCCAGTATCAGGCGAAATTTCGCTGGCCCACATCAACACTGAGTTTGGTCTCAGTGCTACGTTGACGCGCAGTCTCAATGATGCAACCACGCGTGCGTTGTTTGGTAAAGCCAGTGGTGAAATCAGCTTGCTGGATGGTCGTGGAAAGTCCAATGCCTATCCAGGACAGATTCTGACTTTTGATGGTCAAAGCCTCAGCTCACCTCGAGTCACTTTGTCTGGTTCTACTGGCTTCTCGGCAGCAGTAGCCGGATCAACAGCAATTGTCGGCGGGCGTATTAGCGAGCTCCACATCATTTGTTGGGGTGCTGGTGGTGCTGGTTCAACATGGCCTAGCTCAGCAGCTGGTGGTAACGGTGGTGCTGGGTACCGCGCATCTTGGTTACGCAGCTCTGGTGGGGCTGTAGCCGCATTCCTGGACAGTATTGCTACCTTGACAGGTGCTGCCGGTAATGGCGGTACTTCTTATGGCAGCGGCATTGCTGACAACCGTCAAGCCGGTGGTGCAGGCGGTACCAGCTACGTGAACATCAATGGCACGCGCATTGTGACAGCCAAAGGTGGCAACGGTTCACGAAACATTTACAACAACGGTGATGCCAACTACGTCTACCCAACGGTGACCTCTTATGTGGGTGACAACGGTGGAGCAGGTGCCCCTGAAAGTAGCAGCGGCGGTAGTGCAGCAACGTATGGCGGTGGTGGTGGTGCTTCAAGCCCAAGCGCATCTTTTGGTGCCTCTACTTACGGAGGCCGAGGAGGTTCTCGTGCAAACGGTGGAGCCCCTGGTTATGCACCGGGCGGTGGCGGTGGCGGCTACGACACAGGTTCAGGTGGTAACTATCCAAGAGGTGGTATCGGCCGCGTCACTATCTACATCAACACACCGGCACCTTTCTAAAATGCAAATTTCAACTCAAATTCTCCAGCAAGCGACAGCTCCTCAAAGTGTTTTTGATTGGTTCACTTCTGTGTTTGCAGAAGCAACGGTCAATGAACAGGACACCTTGGATGCGGCCCGTGAAGGTGCCTTTGCTGACTTCGACGTGTACACCTGGTTTCAAGACAATTTGTTCTTGGAAGGCGGAGCACTATTCAACTAAAACCATTCAAATTCAAAGCATCATGATGTCACCCGAAGACCGCGCTGAACTCGTTCTTGAGTTCACCAAAGCCCTAGCCTGCAATGCCAACCCGCATCAGCTTAGCGATGAAGAACTCCAGTGGGTTCGTCTTGCCATTGCAGCTGAAGCACGCAAGATTAAGTTCCGCGACGCGGTCATCGAAAAGACCTTGGTTGGTCTGGCTTGGCTTTTGATCTTGGGCATTGGCTCGATGTTTTATGAATGGGCTCAGGCCCATGGCTACAAGCCGTAAGCTGAATACCGTGTGGATCCAATCAGTCTTCTCATGGCCGCACAAGCTGCAGTTGCAGCTGTGCGCAAGGGCTGCGAGATGCTCAGCGAAGGCAAGGCTGAAATTGGAAAGCTTAAAAAAACTGTTGAGCAAGGCATCGGAGATGCCAAGGCTATCTACGCTGAAGTCACTACGCTTTGGTCGTGGCTTTTGGGCCTCCTGTCGGGCAAGAAGCCAAGCAAACAGGTACCAGTTGCTGCACCAGCACCAACAGAAGTTATTGCGCAAAGCCCTGCTCCGAAAAAGAGCAAGAGGGTTGTAGAGCCAGAGCTCTCCTACGAGGAATACCAGACCCAGGCGATCCACCAGGTCTGCGAGCAGCTCAAGACCTTCTTTGAGATTCGTCGGAATCTGCGGGCCTACTGTCTGGAGCTTGAAGAAGTCTCCAAGACAACAGCGACAATCGAGGATAGTGCAATTGATCGAGTAGAGATCGAACTGCAACTCGAGAACATGACCGTTCAAATCAGAGAATCGATGGTGTACGCACCGGAAGCCTTGCGCGACATCTACAGTCGATTCCTGCACATGTACGAGCAAATCCTTGAAGAGCAGGAGTTCGCTCGACAGGTTAAAAAGAAACAAGAACGTGATGAGAAAGCAAAGCAATGGCGACTCAGAGACCAACGAATCGAGCTGGGGGTGGAAGTAGCAGCTACGGTAATTCTGTTCCTGATACTGGGCGGAATACTAGTGGATCTTCGAATCCAAACTATGCAACGCTCAAGCTTCTGGCAAGGATCCTCGTCCATTTAGCCATTGCAATCTTTGTCACAATGTCGTTTTTGGCTTTCATCGAAACCAATTGGATGAAGGCCGAAATAAAGAGTGAAGCTCGTGAGCTTCGTAGATTAAAACGTGAGGTGGAAACACTGATCCAAAAACAGAAAGGCAGTACCCATGAAAGAAATATTTCTTCTGTGGATGAATAAACCGAACCCAACCGTCGAAGAGGTAGAAGTTCAAGTGTGGGCCTTCGTGGTTCGCAGCATCACCGTCATGGTGATGGTCATCGCATTCGGCGTGCTCTATGCGATTGCCTTTGAAACCCAGTCTGAAGAGCTGGCTCCGATCGATGCGATCTTCTTGGAGATCTTGAAAGCGATTGCTTTCATGGGCGTCGGTACGTTGGGTGGTATCTCGGGTCGTAAGGCCACGGCCGCTGTTGCCAAAGCCATTGTGGGTGAGCCAAAGAAAGAGGGTACGTAATGTTGCCAATCGTCATGTCAATCGTGCAGGGCTTGATTGCCAACAACATGCACAAGGTCGCTGATGCAGTGATCGACAAGGGTGTGGACTACGTTCAGGACAAGATGGGCATCACGCTCAAGCCTGAAGGTGAAGCCACCAAAGAAGACTACGAGAAGTGGAATGCCGAGGCTGCCAAGCATGATGAGTTCAGGGCAGAGATGGATCAGAAGAACATGGACGGCGCGCGCAACATGCAGCTGGCCGCCATGCAGTCTGAAGATCCCATCGTTCGACGCTTTGCGTATTACTTCATGGGTGTGTGGTCGCTCTTTGCGATCGTCATCATCCCGTGCTTGATCTGGGTACCCATCCCTGAAGGTCAGATGCGCTTTGCTGATGCGTTCCAGGGTTTCCTGTTGGGCACCATCGTGGCTGGCATGTTCCAGTTCCTGTTGGGTTCGTCGCTTGGCTCCCGTAACAAGGACAAGAAATGAAACCAACGATTGAACACTTGATCGCTGCAGGTGTGAAGTCGGACAAGGCTGCCCAATGGATTGAAGGCATTGTGGCGGCCTGTGCAGAGTTCAACATCGATACGCCTCAGCGGGTGGCTTATTTCATTGGCCAGTGTGCCCATGAGACGGCGGGTTTCTCTGTGCTAGAGGAGAACCTCAACTACAGTGCGGACTCCATGGCCAACGTCTGGCCAACCCGTTTTGCAGTGGTCGAGCCTGATCCGGATAAACCGGGGAAGACTCGCTACAAGTTGGACAAGGGTCGCAAGATCCCCAACAAGTTTGCGTTGGCGCTTCATCGCAAGCCTGAGTTGATTGCCAACTCGGTTTACGCGAACCGTATGGGGAACGGTCCTGTGGAGTCCGGCGATGGTTGGAAGCACCGCGGCATGGGTTTGAAGCAGCTTACGGGCTTGGACAACCATCGTCGATGTGGGGCAGCCTTGAATGCTGACTTTGTCAACCATCCAGAGCTTCTCCTCACACCCCAGTACGCCGCTCGATCAGCAGCTTGGTTTTGGAAAGAAAACAAGCTGTGGCTCTTTGCGGACGTAGGCGATCTTGAAGGCATGACCAAGAAAATCAACGGTGGCTTGATTGGCATCGACGATCGCAAGAAGCGGTGCAATGCCGTGTTGGGCTGCAGTCGAGCAGCCTACGCATGAAAAAAGGCTCCTTCGGGAGCCTTTTTTATTGGGGCACTTGCCCGCCAAAGTAGGCCATGGGTAGCGCCATCAGTTCGGAAGCATTTACGAACGTGGTGTACTCGGACCATGGCTCCTGTGGAGTGAAAGCCAGAACCTTGACACGAGCTCCTGTTTCAAGCGCTATGACGTGCATTTCGTTCCAGAGGTACCTGTGCCCTTGCCGAGCAATTTGAGGCCTCTGTGGCCCCGATACGAGGCCTTGCTTCCACTTGACCACGGGCTTGATCTGGCAGCTGTGGTGCAACACAGAGTTGCCCTTGGCACCTTTACGGTGAACCACGTACTTGATGCCGCCTAAAGCTGATGGCCCAGCAGAGATCAAGGTAAAGCGCTGACCGGTACGGGTCAGGTAGAAGTCGAAGCCAACAGGCAAAAGCCTGAGGGTCATGGGCTTGCGCATCATGTGACCCACCTTTGCTCGATAGAGCACCAGACAACATGGTCTGACTCGGTGATCACATGGCCGGCGACGACATCCTCAACCTGGCCACCCAGTCGGAAGTACCGGTCGTCACGGAAGCACATGAGCTTGTCATCTGGCTCGAGCACTACAGTGACTTCACGTTTTCCTTGTCGGTTGATCTTTTCTTTGGTGATCTTCAATGTGTCCTGCCTCTCTCGGCATCAGCTAGTGGATCGGGGTAGTCAATCACGTAGCTGAGTTGAATGGTGTCTAGTTTGTGAAGTGGGACTTCAATGGGGTACTCACGTACAAACGGCACCCCGTTTTCGTAGGTGCCGCTCATGGTTAGCTTGGTGATAGTGATGGGCTTGCTGGCTCGAATAGCAGCAGCCTCTTCTTTGGTCATCATCGCAAGACGAGGTTCTCTTGATAGACCCCGGTGTGAGACGTGCGGTCCTTGAGGATGCCCACGCAACCGTTCGATGGCGGCTTGTAGGGCACAGGGATGCCGTTGACCATGGAAGGCTTGGTGAAGGCATCCTGAGAGCCAGGGCGCATAACAGGAGAGGGGTTGAGTTGAAAGGTTTTCATAGTTCGTCGATGTAAGTAATTTTGGTTTTTGGTTCCTTGATCGAGTAGACGTTGGGGAACTCTTTGATGTTGGTGATGTGAAGCGATGCGGTCACTCGTTGAGGACCGGATTCGCACCACCACCAGACAGCATCGTCAGGGGCTACAAAGCCATCACGAACTTTGATGATGGCTCTGCGGTTGAGGTTGAACGCTTGGGCGATCTGGTCCAGCTGTTCATCAGTGAGGAGGCTCATGGCTTGGTCTTTCTGACTTCGATGCACAGCGCGCGAGGAGCTCTGAGACGGCGCTCAAAGACTTCCTGCACACGCAGACATTCTTCTTGGTTGATGATGTTTTCGACAGCAAGTGGGCCGCCACTGTTGTTGCTGTTGGGGTGGGCGAGGTAGACCACGAGGATCCAGGTGGAGATCATCGGCAGCCCTCCACGGTGAGACCGGTGCGGTGACGCAGGCAGTCCCAGACGTCGGGGTCGCCTTGGAAGAGGAAGAACAGGACGAAGACGAACACCCAGAACTTGAGGTCATAGTTGGACATGAGGAACTTTCAATTGCAGGATTCCGCTTCAATTGCAGAACCCAAAGAAAAAGGGTCTAGGCGGTTAAGCCTAGACCCTTGATTTTGCTACGTTTATTGGCGCGCCCGGCAGGATTCGAACCCACGACCCCTTGGTTCGTAGACAGCTTGTTTGCCGTACCTGACAGCGTTAGAAATCAATGGCTTGGGACACCCAGTTCACGCAAGAGGCGAGATATGGGTACCACGCTAAGTCATTGATTTTATTAGGTGGTCGGACGGGCAATTGCAGGAATTGCAGGCCCTTGCTTGCTCCTCACGTACTTGATGAGGCGCACGATCCCGGTCATGCCACGGCGCTGCTCACGGATCCACCAGGTGCCCCGCATGGGCCAGAAGTCGATGGTCTCTGTGTGCGTGCGGATGGTGATGTAGTCATGGGTTGCCGAGGCCTCGAACTTGATGCCGTCGCGCTGCAGATGCTGGCAGACATGGGTCATGGTCAGCGGCACCCGAGTCAGGGGTTTGCGGCCGCGCTTCATCGCATGGCCCTCAGCTTGAGGATGAGCCCGTTGGTGTAAAGCGCTGCCCACTCTTCAAGCCGGTTGTGGGCTTGGACGAGGGGCAGGATGCGCATCAGCTGGGTGAGGGTCTCTTCGGTCTGAGCAACCATCTCGCGGCGGCTACTGGCGCGCGTGTGCTGGGGGGAGGTTGGGCGGGATGAGTTGCTCATACGGATTTCCATCAAACATTTTGGCAAGGGGAACGGTGGTGACCTCCTGGGTGTGCGGGTCATGTTGGAAGGCACAGATGATGACTACAGGTTTGCCTGTCTCAGCGTCGGTGCACTCCATCAAGCCAGCATCACCACTGATGATTGCTCGAGCCAGTGTTGCGAGGTTTTGTTGATAGCCTTTGGCGATTGTCATAGTTACTTCATCGGTTTGACCACCTCCGCTTTGCGTCGGTAGATTTGTTTTGTGGTTTAGCTGTCAGCGCGCGGACTTCATCTTCCGAAAGGAAGGTGTCAGTGGCCATTGACTTCTGCCAGCTCCATGATGTGTTTATCAGAAGCTGCGTCGTAGGTTTTGACAGCCCACGCAATTGCGTAACAGCACCAGATGTAGTGAAACGTGTGGCACTCGAGACGGTGCTCCCAAAAATCTACAAACTGGAAGTTTGTGTCTTCATGTGTGAACTCCATGGCAGCTGTCACTGCTGAGTGTTGCCCGTCGGCAGTAGCACCCAGCACGTTAAGTTCAAGTTGGTCCCAAAGGTCTTCAAAGAATTTTTTCTTTGTTGGATTGTCTGCACACCAAGCGTCGAACTCTTCCTTGATGACTTCGTTAAAACGCAGTTCATCAAATTCGCGGCAGCCGCGCTTAGGCATAGCATCAAGCTTTTCTTCCCAGTAGCTTGGGTTGATGCTCAAGCCACCTTCTCGGTTGAAGTTCCAGTCGTTCTTGTCGATGCGAAAGAAGTCGAACATGTCTTCGATGCGGCTGAACACGTATGTGCCCATGTCACCGGTGATGCAAAGCTTGCCGGGCCAAGTGATGATGTCAAACCAGTAGGAACTGGTGTCGGGCCGGCGGAACCGCAGATGGCGACTAAACCCGCTGTCTGCAATGACAGTCATTTGATGGGTGGCAATGTCTTTGAGGAACTGTTGTTCAGAGCAGAGGTGGTTAGACATGTGCTGCTACTTTCTCTTGGAGTTTGGTAAACAAGCCAGCTTCAGCAAAAGCAATGCCGCCCTCAGGCGGCAATGAATCAAAGAGGTTGGGCCATGCGCTGTTGCGAATGTGGGCAATCTGGCCGGTGCGAACAGCATCAGCTAAACCAGTTGGTTTATTGCTGACTTCGATCAAGGCGGTGTAGCCGTCTTGGCAGAGTTTTTTGTGCTCCTCGCACATGTCGTAGCCGAGGAATTCGTTTCGGGTCAAGGTTGGCCGCAAAAAGCGGTTGAGCAGAACCTCTTCGCCGTGGTTTTGGCCACAGACGGGGCAAATGTAATGGCCCATGCCGACGTGGGATTTGTCCATGTTTTGTCCTAAAATAAGGATATTCTTTGAAAGGGAAACCTATGGCCGCCGCTGAATTGATCTGCAAGCTGTTCCATGCCCGCACAGCGGCTCACATGGCTCATCTCCAAACCACCTCTTATGCCCAGCACAAGGCGCTCAACGACTTCTATGACGGAATCGTTGGCCTAGCTGATGACTTTGCTGAGACCTACCAAGGCATTTTTGGCCTGATTGGTCCTTACCCTGAGATGGCCATGCCATCGGGCAAGCCGACAGAATGGATTGATGGCTTGCGCACTTGGCTCAAGGAATACCGCAAGGAATGCTGCCAAGGCGAAACGCCGTTGGAGAACATTCATGACGAGATTCAAGCGCTGTGTGCCAGCACGGTTTACAAGCTGAAGTACTTGGAC